CGCCGATGCCGCCGATTTGACTGGCCACGCCACCAGCAATGCCGGCCACAGCGCCCATGCCGGCCCGTCGCCAGCTGCCAGTGCCAGGGGTGGGTTGTGGCTGCGGATCTGGTGACGGACCGGGGCGACCGTCCGGAGTCGGCTTGACGTTTGGGCTGTCCTCGGGCAGGAGTCGGCGCAGCAGCGAGTTGGCATGCTCGCGGCGCTGCTTTTCGTCCTTAAAGACCTGGTTCCACTGTACGTCGTCGAACGATTTACCGCCCTGGCCACCTGCGGCGAGCGCCTTTTTCAGCCCTGGCGACATCTTGACGATGGCATCAAACTCGGTGCGCATCTTTTTGACGTTTTCAAGGCTGACTTTGTTGATCGGCTCGAACTTGATCTTGCCAGCGCCCTGAGCGTCCTTGCCAAGGCTGTTCAGCGCATCTCGAACACTGTCGATCTGCTGGGTAATGGCCTGCTGGTTCAGCTCGGCGCTGACGGGGATCTTGATGCTCATCGATCAGTTCTCAAATTGGTTCCCAGTCGCCCGGGTCGGGTGGGCCTTCCTCGGCCTCACGCTCTTTCTGTTTTGCCAGGGCATCGGCTTCGATCTGGGCGAGAATTTCCGCCTCATCAAAATCGTCGTCCTCGAATTCCTCTTTGGATTCACCGCGGCTCTCGTAGTAGTGGACAGCCCAGTATTCTGTTTCGATGTCCTCCAGGGTTAGATCGAGGAAACCGGGGTCATTCGGCGGCAGGCGGTACCGCTGGCGATACCAGAAGCTCAGGCGCTGCGCCAGTTCCCGGCCCGCTATTTTCACCCGCCGATCTCGCGGCTTTTTGGCGGCGAAACTCGCCCTCCTTGGTGCGTAGGGCACCGTAGACTTTCAGGATCTTTTCGTGGGTGTCTTCATCGAAAGGGTCCATGCCTTCCGGGTTCCAGTTGTGCGGCGCCTCCACGGTCAGCACATTCAGGGTCGAGATCCAGCCCGCCATGCTGTCGAGGAACGACGTAGGCTGCTCCACGCCTTCAATGAAGCGCGAGTATTCAGCGCCGATGCGCATTTCATCGCGGATGGTCCGGCGGGCAAAGATGAAGTGGCCAACGCCATCCACGTCGACGTGGAAGTCAGTCGGGGCGCTGGCGCGCAGTTCAAGTCGTTTTTCGTTGCTCATGACAGCTCCAGGGTGGGCATGGTAAATCGCTCTCAGACCATTTTCAGGTCACGACAAAAAGCCCGCACTAGGCGGGCTTTCTGGTGTTGCTCAGCGGGGATTAGCCGCCGGTGCCGCTAACGTCCAGGGCATTGAACTGGCCGGAGCCAATCATGATCTGGTGCTTCGACACTTCCAGGTCGCCGGAGGCGTAGGAGCAGCTGATGTACTTGCGCAGCAGGTCGCCGGAGTCCTTGGAATAGGTCTCGATGTCGAACACCAGGCCTTGCAGCATGGCGTCGCCGTTCTCGGCAAAAATACCGCGCTCGCGCATCTTGTCCGTGATCAGGATCATGCGACTCACGGTCAGCGAGTGACGGGCCATGGTCGGCACGTACTCGGCTGCGTGAATGTCGCCGATGCCCGATGCAGGCTCTGGCGAGTAATCGTCGTTCATGCGGACCGACTGAATCATGCCAACCTGAAAACCATCGTAGGTGATGATGATCCGGTTACCACTCTGGACCTTGCGGTTCTCTCTCATGGTCATGGTCTACCCCTCCTTATGCCGAGGCAGTGCCGGTGAAGATCTTGAGCGAGATCGACACAGGGATGTAGTTGATCGGGATGACTGGCGAGCATTCAAATGCCACGGCCAGAACGTCGCCGTTTGCCACCACGGTGATGCCACGGAATGGCGGGTTGGCCTTGTCGCCAGCCAGAACACCTGGACCGGACGGCTCAGCAACCGCCAGGGCTTTCAGTGCGGTCTGGGTGATGCTGGCCGCACGACCGAGGTTGACCTGGTTGTTCTTCTCGCCGCGCAGAACGTCCAGCGCTTCGCGAACGGTGCGAGCGGTGTAATCCGCTGCCCAGCCGCAGGACTGCTCACGACGGTTGAACTTCTTGTCCTTGAGCCAGGTGCTGATCGACTGGACAACCTTGTAACCGTTGTTGGTGCTCTCGATGCAGAGCACGCCACCGCGAATCAGCGGGTCGGTGTCGGTCGGGTTGCGCAGTTCACGCTCCAGGCCGCTGACGCTGATCGTTTTGTTGCTCAGTGCGGTACCCGGGTTGACGCCTGCGAACATACCGGTCAGCAGCGCCGCCATGTACGAAGCGTTGTACAGGGTCAGCACGCCGGCCGGGTTGAAGTCGTAGTAACCGATGTGAACCAACGAGGTGCGATCGCTGTTCAGCGATTTGGCCATGTTGATCGCATCGGCGTCGCTGGTGCCCAGTGCTGCACCGACGATCGCACGACGTTCCTTGCCACCGTACTTGGACATGAACTGGACGTGCGCGTCAGTCATGGCCCAGATCGCCTGGTTGGTCGTTACCGGGTTGATCCACTGCGCGTCCACCAGTTGCAGCGTGGTGAAGGCATCGGACCATTCCGGGGTGCTGGTCACGCCGTCGGAACCGCCGGTGAGGTACACGAACGGGGTCTGCGCTGGAACCTGGCCAGCGTTCGTGGCGCGGGTCGCGGTCACGTAGCCTTCGCCGTTCGAGTTGAACCAGTCGATGGCGGCCTGCAGGTTGGCGGTCACGTTCACCGCAGCAGCCTTGATGTCTGCCGAAGCAACGAAGTCCAGGCCGTTCAGCGAGGCCAGTTCATCGTTCGCGGTGTCGATCATCAGCGCGCTGAAGTCCGGCACGGTGTTGATGTAGTCGACCACCTGCGCATAGGTGCCGTAGGTCGCCAGGTCGACGGTGGCCACGGTGGTGCCGGTTGGCGCTTGCAGCACGATAGACGTACCGCTCACGGTCATGGTGGCCGTACCAGCGACGCCGGTGTACTGGACCGAAAACGCATCGCGGCCGACGTTGTCCTCGGAGAAAAAGTCGGTCTGATACTGAGTGGTCAGCGCCAGGCCGGAAACCGAGCCCGCTTCAACCTTGACCTTGATCTGGTTGTTCCACAGGCCATAGTCAGTCGATTGCAGGTTGATCGCGTCGTTGCCCGGTTCATCTTTCAGAATCAGGGCTGCCTGAACGGCCGGGTTGACGCGGATGGCGTACACGGTCGACGGGCCACCGGTTTCGGTGCTCGGCGAAAAGGCCTTGTTGATCGCGTCCAGCAGGGGACCGCTTCGCAGCGCTGCTTTGGCTTCTGCTGGCGAGCTGAATGCCAGCGGGGTGTTGGGCTTACCGCCGGTGCAAGTGCCCAGGAACGCCGCAAAGTTGCCGACGCCCAGATTCGCGCTCTGCATCGCAGAGTCGTCGATCTTGGACATTACCGCCGGGGTTTCCCACAGCTTACCGTTAAAGAAAAGGGACATTGATTTTAGTCCTCAATGACAAGTTGTGTGAAGGCGACAAAGCGAGCCTGGAACTCCGACTCGTAGTCCTTGATGTGACCGGCCTGGCGCTCGGTGAAGAAGAAGGCGTTGATCAGCTCGACGCGGTTATCCCGCTGCGAAAGCTTCTGCATGAATTCCTGCAGAGTGATCTGGAACGCGGCCTGCACCGGGGTGTTCGACATGTCTGCATCCTCTGCAATTTTCATCTGTACTGCGTCAGCTACCTGCGCGGCAGAGGGAGCATCAGCAACCTCGGTCGTATCAGGGGTGGTGCTGGTGGTGGTGCTTTTGGCTGCCATGGGTATGGGTCCTTGTGGAGTCGTTCCGCCGCGCAGGCGGTTTATGTGTTGGTCGTGAGAGTGACCAGAACATCCTGGATCGTGCTGACGCGAGCGCTGATGCGCGCAGGAGCAAGACACGTAAAGTTGCAAAGCACCTGGTACACCGGTGCGCCAAACTGCCCGTCGACCTGGTTCATGTCGCTGAACCGGAAACTGACTTGCTGGATACCGTGGTCATCGAGCACCGGCAGGTTCGCCAGTAACAGGCGGCGCAGTGCTTTGCGCAGCTCGATGCGTTCCAGGGGGTTGAGGGACCAGGCCACCATGCTGACGGACACGTCCTCGAGCCAGCCCTCGGACTGATCGTCGTCGTCTTCATCGCAACCGATGTCCTCGCCAATGCCGGACTGGCCGCGCTTCTCGCCGTCGAGCTCGACGGTCACGCACGGGAAAAGCAGGTTCTGTTCGAGCGATGGCGGGGCGGTGTAGACCTGGATGTAGCCGTGATCGGGATGGAAGTTGCCGCGCTGCACCTCGACCAGCAAGCCGGCTTCCAGGCGCTCGCGCAGGAACGACACAACGTCACAGCTATGGTCTTCATAGATCGCCGCTGGTGTGCCGTGGTTGCCCTGGCCGGCCACCCATACACCGCCGATCCAGTAGAACGGCGTGTAGAAGGCCATCACCTCGTTTTGCAGCGAGGCCGCATCGACGAAGTTTTTCAGGTCGCCCTCATACACGTTCAGCGCCGACGGATCATCGGCCCCGGTGATGGTGTCGCTACCTTTGCGCAGGACGCGCCATTTCGTCGCGCCCGCTGGGGGTTCGATGAAAAGTCGCAGGGCGTTGCCGACGGCGATCGGCCGGATAATTGAGATCATGGGATTATGATGTCGTCACGACGATTTGCCCGGGCACCATCGTGACGCGACGCTGAGCACATGGACCTCAATTTCAAGCTCAGCATTGACCTCGGCGCATCCCTGGATGCCACGTCGATTATCAACAAGCAGATTTTCCCGCTGCTGAACCAGGCTGTGCGCGCGGTGGCCGCCCAGACTGCTGCGAACTGGCAGGCGAACGTCTACCAGGCAAAGCTCTGGTCTGGCGAAAAGGACGCCTACGCCAACACCATCACCTGGCGCATGACCGGCGACTTCACGGCGCTCGTCGAGTCGGATTATCAATATGACCAGGAGATCGAGAACGGGCGGCCGGCCAAGGATCTAAAAAAGATGCTCGGCACCAGCCTCAAGGTGCGGCGCACTGAGGACGGCCGGCGCTTCCTGATCATCCCGATGCGCCACAACATGGCGAAGCTGGAACAGGCCGGCATCTACGGCATGGCCAAGGAACTGGATCCGTCGACCATCCTTAGCCAGGATCAGCGCCCCAGCGGTGAGGTCACCAGGATGTCGCCAACCAGCGGCATGTCGCCCGCCGCGAAGCAGACGCCGTTCCTGTCCAACCCCAAGACGCAATCGGCCATGATGGTCAACAAGAACCACTATGACTGGGGTGGACGCCTCAAGCGCAGCGCGATGAAGGGCGCCGGGATCGACGCGGCCACCCGCAGTTGGGCAGCGGGCATGCGACGCTTCGACACCAGCACGCCAGGCGGCGGATCATCGTCGGT